ATGCTGTCCCTGTTCTGGATGCTCCGAGTTCTTGCAACATAGGCTCCATTGCTAAATAGCCTAAAGGAGATAATCTCGACATAGAGCCCGCTGCTTGGCGGAAGAAAGTACGTTGCTCTTGAGGCATAATCGTACCGCCAGAAGTCGCCATCATTTGCAAAGCAACAGTCAGCCAATTAGCCATGTTTTGAGTATTAGATCCACCTGCTAATTCTGACACCCTTATCAAATCTTGCTGTTGCTTATGAGTCATGCCGCCATAAATAACATTTGCTGACATTTTCCCTTGGGCAAGAATAGGCGCTAATATTTTTGCTTGATTAAAGTTTCGTGTTGCCATCTGCGCATCAACAATGGCTTGGATCATATCCACTTGTGATATGCCGGGTCTAACTTGATTTGCAATAGCATTCGCTTCTGCAATTTGATTGCCTGTGAATCCTTGCGCTCTTAATTGCAGAATGCTGCGTTGATATTCTGACTCTTGCTTAAATCCATGTATTCCAAGTGCTGCTGCACCTGCCCCAGCCATAAATAATGGATTGGTGAGACCAAGTCCGCTTGCAGCACCCAATAGGAATTTATTGCTACCACCTGATGCCATCGCTCCTGATTTAAGGCTTGAGCCTCTCATCATGCCCATTGCTTTAGAGGATAAACCGCTTTGTACAGCAACGGCGTTTAAGCTTGCTGCAAAACTATTTGCTCTACTTGTTGCAGAAGCCATCCTGTTAGCTGCTGCATTAACTGTATTATTAAATGAATTTAAAACATCTCGGCTATTGGCTGTATTAACATTTAAGCGAACCATCGTTGTAGAAAATTTTGAAAATTCAGGATTAAGAATTTTCAAACTCGCTGCCATTTTTTCAAACATGCCAGCTATAGGTTTTAAAAGACGTTGAAACTTTGCTAATTCATTGGAAGCTTTTTTTGTTAATGAGGCAAATTGCTCCATTTTCTTGTGAGCATCCCCCTTGATCGACAGAGTCGCCCAGACCTTATATGCTTCCATGTATTAACCTCTTTAGTGTCTTTCTTTCTTGCATAATCCAATACAATAAAAACAAACCTAATATAAACTCTATTTCAGCTTTTTCTTTAAAGAAAGTTAATCCTAAAAAAGATCGAGGAGGAATATTTTTAGTGCCTAACTCTTGGTAGAGTGCTATATCACTATCCGATCCGACATAAAGCTCATGATTAAATTTATTGACGACATGATGTATAGAGTCTTTCAATTCGCCTGTTCTAAACAAAGGATTGTAATCTTCATTAAAGACCAAGCCCTTTCGTTCTTTGTCTTGTTTTGTAGAGTCTGCTAGTTCAGGCCAGTTTTCGAATGGACCAGCGCCAGTTTGCAACCATCCAATTTTATCTTTTGCTTCTTCTTCTAATACTTCTCCGAGGAAATTTAAGGCTTTAAATTCCCTTTCATTGTAATTATTAACCATAAGATCGATGTGCTTTGAGAAAGCGTCAAAATTTGAAAATTCTTTCATCTTTTCGCCTCCTCAAAATGCATTGATAAAAAATTGAATTTAACATTATGCTTATCTTCTAAGATAATGATAAACCAAGAAATACGAGTCAAATCATCAAGCGCAAAAGCAACATCGAAAGGTACGCCATTAGAAACCAAATATAGAGCCTGTCTAGTTGGCGCATCGTTAACTATTTTTTTGCGCTTTCTTTCTCCTCTTGTTCAGTCATTTGAGAACCAACACTGTTAATATATTCCATGACGGCTTCGTTGCCTTCGTCACCTAAATGCGATAGTGCTACTCTAAATTCTTTAATACTTCTTGGAGAAGAAAAAACTACACCGTCTATTTTTGCAACGTGTAGTAAAGTCATTGCAAATGATAAACACATCGGATTTTTAGCATCGTTTTCTAATGCGCTAAATAAATCATAGCGATCAAGAATGTTTGGCTTTCTTAATGTAATAATTCTTCCATTCTTGTCTTTAACTTCTTTTCCATCAAATGGATTACATAATATTTTTTCACTTGGCTTCATCAATCACCTTTATGAGTTATTTATAATTTCTAAACGTCTGCTTGCCATAAACGAAATACGTTGCTTGGCAATTTCTGTACCGGACCAATTACCTGCATCCTCTAAATTTATAACTACATTCGTATACTGATATTGAGAAATCGATCCATCTACCTCAGCAATTGTTTCAGTGATTATCATAGGCAACTGATCTACTCCTTGATAATAAGAAGCTTCTTGTATTGCTATGTAATTATCCATTACATTATTTGACCTTTGCAAAACAAAGCTACCACTCCAACCTTGATGAAATTTGGGATGTCGCACGTTACCATCCATTGCTACTTCTTTTCCTATTGGCGAATCTTCTTTAGCTGTGAAAGATTCCAGAATGGCATAATGCTGAACGCCATTTATATCATTAAACGTAAGCTTGTGATCTATACCGGTACTTAATCCATTTGCTGGCATGTTGGTGACTCCTTATTATTGACCTTGGGTTACTTGTGGAGGCAATACTTGAATACTTACATTGCCGCCAGCCTGTAGACTAACTACTAATTGTTGAACGATACTGAATAGCACCACTTGTACATCAGCTTGCATAAATCCAAGAACCACTTGATTTGGTGGGTTATTTGAGCTATCTAAAATAACGGAGAATGCAGGCGATCCATCTAGTGTTCCAATCAATCCGAGCTGCTGTAAGTTTGAAAGAAAAGTGCTGATTGTATCCCGAGCTTGTCGTTGTACATCTGGCGTTTGTGGCAAGCCAATGAATGAACCCATGCCACTTAGAATAGTTCTTCCTATGAAGTTAACCATTCGCGGATAGTTATCAAACTTAGTGACGACGCTTGTACTTGTATTACATCCAAGACGAACACCAAACACACTTGGCGACAACGGAATAGGTTTAGTAACAATATCAACGCCAGCGGTAATAAGCGTTTGTAAATCAGCGTCTGAATATACGCGTTGCTCAAAAGATTTTTGAGTTGCAACAATAGCTGTCATTTGCTTATTTAATGATGACCCACTAGGTGGCGTTACAGCTAGAATGCCCGCAACATATCCTTGAGGACTAATTAAGCGAGTAATGCTATTAAATGGATCGTTAAAGTAAACCCAGTCTCCGCCCATTAATTTAAAGTTATAGCTAGTAGGGCTTTGAACAGAAGCGCCTTGTAAAATAGATACCATATTAGCAATGTTATCTTGGTTACTAGGAGCTTCTACCGAAACCATGTATAAGGCTTCTTGATTAGCGAAGGTATTTTGAGCTTGATAAGAGGTTGGATCATAAAGATCTATCAACATTGCAATGCTTGCATTCGTATTTCTTAGAGCGTACATACCTGTTCTAGGCGTAGCTGTATCACTACCTAGCATTATTGCGCTTGAAATATTGATTGCACCGTCTGTTCCGCCGGAAAATGAAACAGTTCCAAGAGCCGGAGAAGTAGCGCCGCTTAATACAATTGTGCCACTTGCGCCCCCTGTACCACCGCCACCTGTCACGGTAAAAACATCAGAAGAGTTATAACCAGTCATGGTGCCTGAAACAGCAACCGATAATAATCCCCACAAAACAGTAAATGTCGCGCCGCTACCTGTTCCTGATGTAGAACCTTGGGCCACAGGATTCGAAGGCAGTACGGTATAAGAACCTGGTGTAGTTACACTCGCAGTCAATACACCAAATTCAGTAGTGTTAAATGTGGCTCCCGTGCCAGAACCCGAAGTACTAGCCTGAGTAAATGACGCAGCATTTGCAGTATATGAACCACCGCTTACGATGCTTACACCTGTAATAGTACCTGTACTTACGCTTGTTACTTTGATAACCGCGGGAATAGAAGCGGTGCCACCAGACAATGTAATTGTGTCGTCTACAGCATAACCACTACCGACAGCATTAATTGCGAGGCTAGCTAGCGTTGTATTCACAACAGTTAATATAGCAGCGCTGGAATGAGTACCACCCGTCAATGTGATTGTGTCAGCGGGTGCATAACCGGAGCCCGCGGCAACGACTGAATCAGAAACAGCTTTCATTGATGGAGCCAAGACAGCGCCACTTCCAGGTCCCACAATCCCAACAGATGGCATCGTTGCATAACTTCCTGGACTGGTAACACTAATTGAGCTTATTACGTTGGTTGTTAGTGCAGTACAAAGCTGAGAAGGACCGCGTAGTTGATTTTGTCCTAAGTTAATTGCATTAACTAAGTTAGACCAAAATACAGGGCCTGATCCGCTGATATTATCAAATACTTCTGGGACACCATTTGCAAAAGAAATAGTAACTTTGTAACTTCCAACAATCGCGCTATTCGAGACATTGACTTGACAGTTTCCGGAGGTTGAATTTGGATAACTGCCTGTATGAATCGAAGTTAAAACAGCACCATTTACAGAGTTAGTGTCAGCTAAATTAGCTGTTGCTGCCGTGTCCGTGCCATCGGTTACCCGAACTAGAACAAAGCTATTAGCGCCTTGCTGCATCGCAGCATAAACGGCGGTCATTAAGTCATAAGTTCTCGCAACGGGAAGACCAAAATAATTAATTCCTTCTTGTAAAGTGCCTACTACAGTTGGAGAGTTGACGGGACCCCAAGATGCCGTACCAACACCGCCAATAATATTAGTTGGCACACCATTCAATAATGGATTTGGTGGCAATACTTGGACTATTACGCCAGGCACACCAACAGTTGAAAAATTTATACTACCAGCGGGAACGATTGGCATAGCTTAATTCCTTGTATTAACTTTCATTACTAAATTTAATAACCTTTGTTTTTCAATTCGTTCAATTTCATTGATTTCTGTAATATGGTCGCCGCGTTGATAGTTATCGAAAGGCTGTCTTACTACAAAATAAAAATTCTTTTTTTGTTTTGCTTCATCATTTGCTTCATTTATTTCTTTGCTTAGTTCTTTGTATAGTTCCAAGCTTTTTTTAATTTTTTCCTGTTTATTCATTGCCAATTCGCCGTTAAAGAGTTAACAAATGGGTCCGCAATCGTCGTGAAATTCTGTATGTAAGTTGTTGGATATTGCACAATGTATTCTAGTGTGCCCTTATATACTTCTTCATGTTCAAGCATATCGGTCACAGGTGTGTCTTGATAAAAAAGCAATAAATAGAAATCATCAGAACCAACTATTCTAAAATTCTGCTTTAAATAAACATCAACTGCGTTAAGTATGGTTGCGCGATCAGTTGGATTGGGTGAGATAACCACGATCTGAAATTTTCTTTCTATTCTGGCAAGCTCTTCTCCTGCCGAATAATTGGTAGCAACACGAGCTGCTAAACTATAAGAGCCAGAAATAGTGATGATATTATTAGAAGCAGAAGCCCCAGGAATAAGAGAGGCTGCATTGGCGGCAATAGCATCTAATGTATCTCCTGATTGAACTTGATAAGCATAACCAATGCCGTTGTTTATAATCATTACCGCTTGAGGTATTGAGACAATCCCGGTGACAGTAACTTTATTACCACTCACTATTAATAAGAGAGTTGCAGGGCTTAAATTCAACAATTGATAATCACGCTGGAATTTCGTAACTACTCTTTCCATTGATGTTGGATATAAATAAACGTGCGAGTATCCAGCATCCATATCAACATCTTCTTGAGTTCTAATAGGAAAACCTTGCTCGATAGAAATTTGTTTACCAGTAACTGAAGGCGAAGATGTGCCATTCGGGTAACAAGCTGTTGTTACCTCGGTCGCTAATGTATTCAATACATCAAATAAACCTGGCATTTATCACCTATAATTAACAATTTGTACGGCTCTCAATCGCCATCCAAGGTCTGTGTTTTCATTTTCATAAATAGCGAATTCTTGATTGTCTGAATCAATAATGATGTCGTTATTACGAATAAAAACATTTCCTAAATTTGGTAAATAGATAGTCCAATTAGCCACGCGTGTATCTGTAGGTAATTTCGTATCAGCCTGACCACCGGAACTTTGCAATAGAAAAGCACAAGGCATCCCACTAACAATCGTTATAGAAGATGCTTTTGTATATCCGACATACCCTAAATTTCCCACGCCTGTTGTCTGTGTAGGGCGAACAATTGAAATCGTTTCGTTACATTCGACAACTCTAGGAGGCAAATCAAATTGAAGTGATTGAACAAAGAATCGATTATCAAGCTCTATAACGCCACTATCTGGGTCAACGGCAGGAATTAAAAAATCACCTACTCTCGCGCTGAATGGAGAGTTCGATCGTCGCGCATCGATGCATGCATTAAATTGATTATTTCCATACGTATTTGCTTTGTTGTACTCCCAATTTACACTGGGAGACATGCGAATATTGCCGATTAAATTTCCACTAGCGATTGGATTAATTGGAGTTGAAGAGCGATATAAAGAAAAATAAGCGCCTAGCTTAATTCCTGCCTTCGCATATCCATAAAGAATTTTTTGTTGAATTTGAGATGGATTCATATTAAACCACCTGCATCATGCCACTAAGCATAGAGCTTGGTGTAATGACTCCAAAAAACTCAATTAATCTTTTACACCATAACTTATAAAGATTATATCGATCACGAACTTCATTTTTATTGTGATACCAAACGGCAGCGCGATCAGTATCAAGATTGTCTGAAGCTGTCGGGATTGCAGTTTCAAGCGCATCGCAATTAGCTAAATAAACTTGTCTTAATGTTGTTTCTTCATCTACAGAAAGATTATTCATTCGATATTCTATAGTGAGATACCATTTATCATAACGATATCCAAAAGCAGGCGGAGTGGCTGTACCAGTTCCATAAACAGGAAAGCCACAATGTCTTCTTACTGCCACTTTTTCAGCATCAGTCAATGACATCTTCAATGTATACCTTGATAGGAGCGCCCATAGATTTAAGCCGTTCGATATCTTCATTTATCGAAACGACCTGTCCTTTTTTCCAAGACTTCAAATGCTTATCTAAACAATGAGACGATAAAGATGAGACCTCCATCCAATTTTTAGAAAATATTGCAATACGATGTTTCATGACGTTTTCTTTTTGTGCCATTGGATATGATCTCGCTTCTTCTACCGGCAATAAGCCGGTAGATTGTTCATTTGTTTTTAAGCCTTTTTTCCCTTTATTTTTTTCAACCATTAGCTAGCTGTCTCAATAATTACTGCACGCTTGAAATATGAAGACGATGCAGTTGGGATAATATCTGAGGTTGTAGTGACGTCTGTTGGAACAACAAACCCACCAACATAGTTAGATGTTTGAGAAATAATTTGACCCAATCTGTCGATAGGTGGGCGAACGTGATAATAGAAGCCCATTCTTGACCATTTAGGATCGAGAAGAGAAATACCGCCAGCAGAATTTAGCTCGGTTTCGCCAATACCCATGCGACCATTTAAATTCGCAATAGCATTTAAACCAGGATTGAAAATCCCTTCAACTAATGTGCCAGCACCGCAAACGATTGGACGCTGAATTG